CAGTGTGAACTTGAAGTTGGAAAACAATTAGAGACAAGCTTTGATAAGTTTGTTTCTACCTTAAGACTTGAGAAGCTTTTAAAAGAAGCGGAACAAGCTGAAAAGGACTTTGAAAACTTTAAGCTTAATAAAGATAACAAAGAAACTGAACTATCTATAATGGCCTCAAAGAAAAGAAGTGCTTTATCTGAAAAGGTTAATCAGTGGTCAAACATTAGAGACTGGTCAATTTCTAGTAGACATGACAACGTAGATGAAGTTATTAGTAATCTAAAAAAAGCATGTAGACAAGAACTTGAGGACAAATATAAAAACTCTGAAAAAGGTAAGTTCTTTAAATATCTACAAAATGGAATAGAGGACGCAAAAAATACTTTATACTCTGGACTTTCCATTGATGATGTTTGGAAAAACTTAGAGAATATATTTGATAAGGCACAAATTGAAGTTCGAGTTCCAAAATCATTTACTCAAATTTCTAAATAATTCTTTTCGTTAAGAATAGACAACGCCCATACAACTGGGCGTTGTTTTAAAAAAAACACTAAACACTTGTGGGCGGGTCCCACCCGCAGAAAAAAAAAATAAAAAAAATAGCGCCCAGATTTCCGGGCGCTATTCTTAAAACTACTTCTTGTTTTTTTGTTTCTCTTTTTTCTTTGCTGATTCTCTAACAGCTTTTCCAAAAGCTTTTGCGCTGTTTAATATATGAAATGGGTTTTTCATTTTTTCCCTTTCCATACTTGAAGTATTAGTTCAAAGCCATTGTTTTGGCCTTTCCAATTAAAAGACCAGTCTTTTCCATATAGCTTTTTTAATAAGCTAACTAACTTGTTTTCATCTTTTCTAGTCATTATCTACCTCGATGTCATCAAGCGAGTTGTTAGTGCCAGTCATCTGGTTTGCTTGGAACTCGCACTCCTGTATTGATGTCCCTGTTTCTTGGTTCATGGAACATGAAACAGTTTCAGTTAAATTAATATCTTCATTCATATTAATTAATCTTTACAGTAAGTTTATTAAGACAAACATTAGTCTGTATTATTGTATTAAGTAAAAACATAGACACACCAAAGCTGGATATGTTTTTACGTTTGTTGTTTCTTGCGTCTTCGTGTGCTTTAACTAACATTTCTTTTAGAGTTATTAGTTCTTGTTTAAGTGTTGTTGTCTTAAACTTTAAAGCGTTATTCTCTTTAGTTAGGTTTATTACTTGCTCACCTAGTCTATCTATTCCAGCACTTACTTGGTCTAGCTTTTCTTTAGTCATGTTATGCCTTTCTGTTTCGTTAAGTAAATATAGATTATCAGAGCAATTACTTGATTATACAAAATAACGCACTGACTTGTGTGTTGCATATTCATCACGCTATTAGTAGTAGGCTGCGACAATCTGTCGCACCCACTAAACACATGAGGGCGGGTCCCACCCTAAGAAAAAAGGAAGAGGTCTCACCAGTAAAAGAAGAGAGAGGTCCCAAAGGGTTGGCAAATACCTTTTAAGCGAGGAGGGGGGGAGGGGGTAAAACAAAAAAGGGGTCCCAGAGGTTACCCTTTAGTGCTGGATTTACACACCCGGGTGGGGTATAAACTTTTTAAGGTACCATAAGTAACATTATGCTTGATATAGAAAAAATAAAAAATTTAAATAGAATAGCTGATCCTAAAGTAAGAAAGGAAACAAAATTAAATGTTTTGTATCGTATAGAAAGGGCTAGAAAAAATAATATAAAAAATAATTTTTTAGAATTTGTAAAATATATTTGGCCAGATTTTATTGAAGGCTTTCATCATAAAGAAGTAGCAGATAAATTTAATAGATTACAATCTGGTGAATTAAAAAGATTAATTATTAATATGCCACCAAGGCATACTAAATCTGAATTCGCTTCTTATTTTTTACCAGCTTGGATGATAGGAAATAATCCTAAATTAAAAATTATTCAAGCAACTCACACTGCAGAACTTGCAGTACGTTTTGGTCGTAAAACTAAAAACCTAATTGATTCAGCTGAGTATAGAGAAATATTTAATACAAGATTACAAGAAGATTCTAAAGCAGCTGGACGTTGGGAAACGGATCAAGGTGGTGAATACTTTGCTGTCGGGGTCCAAGGTGCAGTAACCGGTAGAGGTGCTGATCTACCCCTCATCATCGACGATCCACATTCAGAGCAAGATGTAAATTCAGCAACGGCTTTTGATAAAGCTTACGAGTGGTATACATCAGGACCACGTCAACGTCTTCAACCTGGTGGACGTATTGTTTTAGTTATGACTAGATGGTCAACAAAAGATTTAACAGCACAACTGATCAAGGCCCAAGCAGCAGAAGAAAAAGCAGATCAATGGGAGATCATAGAGTTTCCAGCGATCATGCCAAGTGGAAAACCATGCTGGCCAGAATATTGGAAGTTAGAAGATTTACTTGCAGTTAAAGCATCGGCTGGTATTTCAAAATGGAATGCTCAATATATGCAAGATCCAACTGCAGAAGAAGGAGCTATCATTAAACGTGAGTGGTGGAGAGATTGGGAAGAAGAATATATTCCACCTCTTGAACATGTCATTCAATCTTATGATACAGCATTCATGAAAAAAGAAACTGCGGATTATTCTGCAATCACAACATGGGGCGTTTTTCATTTAAACGAAGACTCTGGTCCACAATTAATTTTACTAGATGCTAGAAAAGAACGTTTGGAGTTTCCTGAACTAAGGCGCCTGGCCCACGAACAATATATGTATTGGCAACCTGAAACAGTTCTTGTTGAAGCAAAAGCATCTGGACTTCCACTTACCTATGAACTTCGTAGTATGGGTATTCCTGTTGTTAACTTTACACCTAGCAAAGGAAATGATAAACATGCTCGTGTTAATGCAGTTGCACCTTTATTTGAATCTGGAATGATATGGGCACCTAAATCTAAACAATTTGCACAAGAAGTTATTGAAGAATGTGCCTCCTTTCCATATGGAGATCATGACGATTTAGTAGATTCTATGACACAGGCAGTTATGAGATTTAGACAAGGTGGCTTGATTTCTCATCCAGAAGACTATAAAGATGAGGATCTTCCAAAAACAGAGAGAAGTTATTACTAATGAAAAAATTAACAAAGACGGTGCCACCTTTAAGAGGACCTAATCCACAAGGGTTGAATGTTACAAATAAAAAGGTTACACTAATAAATTCAGAAAAATTAAATGGCAACTATAGACAAATCACTTCCAAACGAAGTTAGAAAAACTATTGAGATTGAGGGACCCGAAGCTTCAATAGAACAAACTATCGAAACTCAAGAACAGATTCCTTCTCAAGAAAATACAGAAATTATACCTATGGAAGATGGTGGTGTTGAAATTAATTTTGACCCAGGTGCCTTTAACCAAGAAGAAAGTGAAAACCACTTTGACAACTTAGCAGAATTATTACCAGAAGAAGTTTTAATGCCATTAGGTTCAGAACTTTTTCAAAACTATGAAGATTATAGATCATCACGTCAAGATTGGGAAACATCTTACACAGATGGTTTAGAGTTATTAGGATTTAAATACGAAAAAAGAACAGAACCCTTTAAAGGAGCGAGTGGTGCAACTCATCCAGTGCTTGCAGAAGCCGTTACACAATTTCAAGCTTTAGCTTATAAAGAATTATTACCAGCTGAAGGACCCGTTAGAACTCAAGTGGTTGGATTAAATGATAGACAAAAAGAAGATCAAGCAAACAGAGTTAAAGATTTTATGAATTATCAAATAATGGATATCATGAAAGAGTATGAACCTGAATTTGATCAGATGTTATTTTATNTACCTNTATCAGGATCTACATTTAAAAAAGTTTACTATGATTCTTTACTTGGAAGAGCAGTTTCAAAATTTGTACCNGCTGATGATTTAATCGTTCCTTATTCTGCAACATCATTAGATGATGCGGATGCTATAATGCATGTAATTAAAATAACTGAAAATGATTTAAGAAAACAACAAGTTAGTGGTTTTTATAGAGATATAGAATTGTCTCCTGCTATGGATAATGTAGATAATCAATTAAAAGCCAAGGAGAGAGAACTAGAAGGAATTAGAAAAGAAAAGAATAATGATATCTTTACTTTAATAGAATGTCATGTAAATTTAGATATCGAGGGCTTTGAAGATCGCAATCCCAACGGGGAAATAACAGGAATTAAACTTCCTTACATAGTGACGATAGAAGAAGGCTCTCGTGAAATTTTATCGATTCGTAGAAATTATAATGTTGGAAATCCTAAAAAGGAAAAAATTCAATATTTCGTTCACTTTAAATTTTTACCAGGATTTGGTTTCTATGGCTTTGGATTAATCCATATGATTGGTGGATTATCTAGAACTGCAACATCAGCTTTAAGACAGTTACTAGATGCTGGAACATTATCTAATTTACCATCAGGATTTAAACAAAGAGGTATTCGTGTCAGAGATGATGCACAACCTATTCAACCAGGAGAATTTAGAGATGTAGATGCACCTGGAGGAAATTTAAGAGATGCATTTATGCCTTTACCATTNAAAGAACCTTCACAAACTTTATTACAATTAATGGGAGTTGTGGTTCAAGCAGGTCAACGTTTTGCTTCAATCGCTGACATACAAATAGGAGACGGAAATCAACAAGCGGCAGTGGGTACTACAGTGGCCTTACTGGAAAGAGGCAGCAGAACAATGTCTGCAATTCATAAGAGATTATATGCTTCAATGAAACAAGAATTTAAATTATTATCTAAAGTGTTTGCGCTCTACTTACCTCCAGAATATCCTTATGATGTTGTAGGTGGACAAAGAACAATTAAACAAACTGACTTTGATGACAGAGTAGATATAGTTCCAGTTGCTGATCCAAATATATTTTCACAAACTCAAAGAATTAGTTTAGCACAAACTCAATTACAACTTGCTCAATCTAATCCACAAATTCATAATTTATATGAAGCTTACAGAAAAATGTACGAAGCTTTAGGAGTTAGAGATATAGATAAAATTTTAAATGTACCTCAACCGCCAGCACCAAAAGATCCTGCATTAGAACATATTGATTCTTTATCAGGACAACCTTTCCAAGCATTTAGAGGACAAGATCATAGAGCTCATATCACTTCACATTTAAATTTCATGTCTACAAACATGGCAAGAAATAATCCAGTTATTATGGGTTCATTAGAGAAAAACATTTTTGAACATATTTCTTTGATGGCTTTAGAACAAGTTGAAATAGAATTCACAACTCAATTACAACAACTACAACAATTATCTCAAGATCCAATGGCTGCACAGAACCCTCAAATGCAAATGCAAGTTCAACAACTACAAATGCAAATTGAATCCAGAAAAGCAATATTGATTGCTGAAATGATGGATGAGTTTATGAAGGAAGAACAAAGAATTACATCACAATTTGATAATGATCCTATTGCTAAATTAAAATCACGTGAATTAGATCTTCAGGCTCAAGAAAATGCTAGAAAAACTAAAGAAGGACAAGAGAAAATTAACCTTGATAAGATGAGAGCCATGATGAATCAGACAAATACACAAGAAAAACTACAACAAAATGAAGATTTGGCTGAATTAAGGGCTGCAACTTCAATTGCAAAACAGCAGTTTTCTGATATGAACAAGAAAATACAATAATTATTGTTAAAAACTAAAAAAGGAGTATATTATAACTATGGAAATTAATTCAAAACAAAAAAAAATAGCAACAGATGGTTCAGTGACTGAAAGTTCATCAAGATCTGCATATGGAACTCAAGTTGATCATTCACAATTTTTAAATAGTGACGGTTATGCACAAGCAGTTGATATTCAAGCTTCTAATCCACAAGAAACACAAGTAGAACCAGTAGGTGGACAAAAAAGAATGCTTCCAGAGAAAAAAAGATCAGCTAAGTGGTATTAAACCATGCTTCCAATATTAGGTGCTATTGCTCCATTAGCTAAAATTCTATTTAGCACAATTGAAAAAGCAGTACCTGATAAAGATCTTCAAGAAAAATTAAAAGCACAGCTTAATCAACAATTATTACAATCTAGTACAGAAGAATTAAAAGCGGCAGCAGCTATTGTTGAGGCAGAAGCCAAAGCAGGCTGGTTTACAGCAAGTTGGAGACCACTTTTAATGTATGTATTAATTTTTATACTAGTCTGGAATTATATTCTTGGACCTGTTATAAAATTAATTATAGGAACGGTTATTACATTTGAACTACCAGGCGACGTTTGGACTTTATTGCAAATTGGCCTTGGGGGATATGTAGTAGGACGATCCGGTGAATCTATCGCACGAACGATGGCAAACAAAACAATAACAAAGGAATAAAAATGAGAAATGATTTTAAAATAAGACCAAGATCAGAATTTAAAATGGGTGGTAAAGTTAAAAANGGTGGTAAAGCATTTCCAGATTTAACTGGTGATGGTAAAGTAACTTTTAAAGATGTTTTAAAAGGTAGAGGTGTTATTAAGAAAAAAGGTGGCATGATTAAAGAAGGTATGCATAAAATGCCAAACAAAAAAATGATGAAAAACTCTGACATGAAAAAAGGTAAAAAATAATTTATGCCTAAAGAAAAAAATCCTTTTGCAAAACTGTCTAAAATAGATTTGACAGGAGAAGAAAAAACAGAAAAGTTTAAAGAGTTAGCTAAAGCTCTTAAAAGTAAAACTTCAGATGAACCTAGAAGTAATGTAGGTGAGTATGATGAATCTAAATATAGTGATAAAAGAAAAAAATTTATTGCAATGGCTAGAAGAAAAGGATTAACAAGTGCAGCAGATATGGAAAAGGCAGCTGATATTAAAAAAGCTGCAAGAAGAGCTGCATATGCTGTAGGTAAAACAGGTGCAAAAATAATTACAGGAGGAGGAGTTCTTACAGAGTTATTTGATCCAACTGAATTAGGCGCTGCAGAACGTATGTCTGATGAATTAAAATCAGGACTAAATCAAATGGAAGAATATGGAGAAAAAGAAGAATATAAAAAAGGTGGTAGAGTTAAAAAAAACAAAGGTGGTTTAATGAGAGGCATACCTAAAATTGCAAAGAGAGGTTATTAATGGGAGATATTTCTTTAAGAGGACAAGGTAAAGCTCTTATGAAAATAGCAAAAGATTTAAAAAAATCTTCTATTAGACATTTAAAACAATCTAAAATTTTAAATAAAATGATAAATAAAAAGGATAAAAAATAATGGCTAAACTTTGCCCAAGAGGAAAAGCAGCAGCAAAAGCAAAATTTGCAGTGTACCCTAGCGCGTACGCGAACATGTACGCGAGTGCAGTTTGTTCTGGTAAAGTAGTTCCAGGTGGACGTAAAAAGAAAATGGGTGGTGGTAATGTTTCTCAAGAGAGAAAAATGGTATCTAATTATAAACAAGGTGGCGTTGCCAAAGGTTGTGGTGGTGTTTTAGAAAACAGAAGAAAAGTTACAAAAAAATATTAATATGGCTGGTCTTAGAGATTGGGTTAAGGAAAATTGGGTTGATATAGCAAATAAAAAATCTGATGGGTCTTATCCTAAATGTGGAAGAAGTGGTGGAGAAAAAAGAAAAAATTATCCTAAATGTGTACCTATAGCTAAAGCTAGANCTATGAGTAAAGGTCAAAGAGCTTCTGCTGTTAAAAGAAAACAACAAGCATCTAATGTAGGACCAAAGCCTAGTAATGTTAAAACATTTGCTGGAAGAAGAGATATGAGATCAGGTGGATTAGTATAATGACAAGTGAAATTAAAAAAGAATTTGATAAAAATTTAAAAAAAGCTGCTCAAAAAGCAGAGGAAGAACAAAAAAAAATTTAGAGAAGCTGAAAAAAAATTAGATGAGAATTATAAAAAAGTAATTCAAAAAGAACTTGATGCTGAAAAATATGCTAGATTATTTCTAGAAGATTCAACAAGACCATATAATCCAGTCGAACATTATAAAAAAGGTGGAGTAGCTAGGATTCCAAGAAAAAAAGGACAACCTGCTGGATCAAAAAAACATTCTGATTTATATACAGATGAAAATCCAAAAGGAACTATTAGCGGTTTAAAATTTAAAACAGAAAC